GTAATATCAAATGTAGCGCCTTGCGTGGCTCTTTCTGTCGTTGTATTGTCGACTCCATTTTGAGCGTAGTGCATTGTGGTAGAAACTCTTTGCGCAGTGTGTAAAAGCTGAGTCGTTCCCACGCTCACAGTAAAGTCAGCACCACCAGTTTCGCCGTTGTGTCTAATGGTCACCGAAGTACCTGTATCCACCGCCCGAAAATATCCACTTGCCCCGACTGTTGTCCCCAACCACATATTCGAGCCAATTGCGTTTAGTTTGCTTACCAGCGAAATCATATAACTGCCTGTCAATGACAAAGAAAAATTAGTAAGTTTTGTTGTTGAGCCGTCGCTTAGAATTGCTGGTTTTCCGTTTTCCGTCAATACGCCTGTACTGCTATCATAAATCTTCGGCTGAATTCCCGTTGTCGTCTGCGTCGCGTCGTTGCTTCCCGCTTGGTCGTACCACACCTTGCAAAATCCGTTCGTGCCTGAGCAAAAAGTTGCCAGCGCCGTCGTGTCAAGGTCGCCGTTGCCATCAAAGCCGATGTCCTGCTCTGCGTTGTCAGATGCACGACGAACGCGAATGGCGCTGCCTGTGTAGTCCGTATCCAACAACCGAAGCGAGTAGGCCGCCGCCGCGCCGGGATAGTCAGCAAGCAAGCCCGAACGTCCTGACACCTCCGTGCGTGTGGCGTACACGGTTATCGGTGCGCTCTCTGTCTTGAGCAAGTTGTTGAATGCCGTGAGCATCTCCGCGTAGGTGGCATCGGTAGCAAGCCCCGCGTTGGTGTAGCCAACTGTCGTGCCGCTGTCGCCGAATGCTCCGGCCTTGTAGTACAAAACACGCTCCTCGACATTGCCGCCACCCACTGCTGCGGTCAAGTCCTGCGTAACGTAGCCATCGCCGTCGGCTGTCGCTGTGTAGTAAAGTTCAACCGTTGCGCCTACACCGACAAACATCTCAGACAGCGCCTCGGTGCGGTAGCGTTGATGGTAGCCCTTGCCCGGTGCCCACATACGAATGAACAGCCGCCCAGTGTTCACCTGCTTGCGGGTGACGATGCCGACGGGGTACTGGTTCTCTGTAGTGTTGAGGCTGCCGTTGCTTTGTGGGTAGAGGATGTCGCCGACTTGGAAGGCGTCCGTGTTGATGTTGCGCAGTTCGCCGTACACCTGCGCGTGGCCATCTTGCCCGCCTGCTATCTGCTCGCTGATGACGCCGACAAGCGTCTTGCTGTCGTCGACTGCTGGGTCAAACAACTCCACCTTGATGCGGTCGCCCTGTGCGCCTACTGCTTTGACCACTTGCCCCACTGTCAGCGCGTCGTCTCGGTACGAATTGCGGACTGGAATAACCACCTGCCCCACGCCATCGGCTATCCATTGACTTGTTGCCTCATCGTAGACAAGTGCTTGGCGGTCGATGGCGTTGACAATCTCATCGTCGACATCGGCAAGCCGCCACAAGTTCAGCGCTTCGATGGGTGAGCCCGTGGCGATTTGCACGTCGTCGCGTTTGACACGGACGATGAACGTGAGCTCTTGGCCGTATTGCCGTGGCTGGTCGCGGACGTAGATGCTGACGTCATCAAACTGAATGCTCTCGACGTTGACTGTGTTGTACGTGCCGTAGACGCGATCCAAAGCTACGCGAGCCACGCCGCCAAGGTCAGCCGCTTGGTCGTAGCTGCTTGAGACGCAAATGACCTCAACGCGCACCTCATCGATTACCGCAGGCCCGTCGTGCGTATCGTCGGGGTCGACGCTTGTCACGCGGTAAACGATGAAAGGCGCGGCTGCATCCTGTGGAGCAACTTCGGGATAGATGCGCGTCGTGATGGCGCTGACGCCCGCGTTGTTTGCGAGCAGATAGTAGATGGCTTTTCCGACGTTCATTTCGTTGTACTTGCTTGCTTTGCCGCTCGTTTCACTGCCTTCTTGTATTGCTTCAGCATCTTTTGGCCTGCTGGCCCGATGCCTTGCTTTTGGCCGCGCTTGACTGCGCCCACGTTGCGGTTGCCGCCATTGCCGCCGTAGAGCTGCGCGAAATATGTCTGATTGTCCTCAACAAAGGTCTGAAACCAAGCATCCTCGTTTTCCTTTGCCCGCTTGCCTGTCTGCGGCCCAACGAAGTAATCAGTGCCGCCTTTCTTGATTTGCCACGTTTTGATGGAGCGCCCGTAGGTTCCCGGCTTCACTTCAAAGTCACCCTTGCGCTTGCCGAAGCCTTCGATTGGTGTCCGTGCATCCGTGATGTTGCCTTTGATGGCGTCCTCGATGGGCTTACCAGCCGCCTTGTGGATGCGCTTGGCCGTCCGTGGGTTTTGCAGTTCCTTCATGAACTTGCGAACCGCCCGGTTCATCTGCTGGCTGTTGACCTCGATATCAACTTGCATAGGTCGTATCGTTAAGCTGGCACATAAGCACCAGTTGGTCATTGCGGCCTATCTCCTCGATGCCTGTAATGTCGTAGGTCTTGGAGTCGTAGACAACGCGGTCTTTCGTTGTAACTGCGCGGCTGTCCGTGCTGCTGCGAACCTTAAACGCAAGCTGCTGCGTCGCCGTGTCCTGTCGGTCGCTAATGCTTTCCCGCAGGTTGGTGGTCTTTTGCAGTTCCGCCCACACGGTAATCAGCGTCGACCACGTCGCCACCTTCTCGCCGTAGCCGTTGGTGGTCTCGGTAGCCCGCTGGATTGTGATGCGTCTGTCGCTCTTTCCGATAATCATCCTACAATGCGATAAGGAGAAAGAACAGAATGCAAGCCAAGTGGCACCTCATAGCTTTGTGAATAGGCCACCGCTTGCCGTGCTTCGTAGAGGTGTGCTACCATGAGCCGCACCGCGTGGATGAGTGGCGTGGGAATGTCAGCCTCGGCGTAGCCGATGGTCATGTTGACCTGCACCGCGTTGAATGTGTCGTCGTAGAGATCGGGCGCGTTTTCAAACGTGATGCGTGCGGGCTTGCGCTTCAGGTCAGCCCACCATTTCGCCGTGTCCAGTGTTTGGCTGTCGCCTGATTGGTCGACGTAGGTCACAGAGCTGATGGCGCTGACTGGCCCGACCGGGATGGCGCAGGTGTAAAAAGCATCCATGTACATGACCGCTGTCACATCGCCGAGCCGCGTGTTGCAGTAGTCCTCCACCCACTTGATCGCCGCGTCACGATAAGCCTCAATGAGCGTATCCTCGTCGCTGTGGTCGACGCGCAAATGCGCCTTCAGGTTTGCCACGCTGATAACGCTGTCGAGGTCTGGCGTGCTTGTTATTTCTATCGTGCCCATGTCGCTAAAATACGAAAAGGGCGGAAGCCGAAACTTCCACCCTTTCCTGACTGACGAGATGAATATCTTAGGTCAACTTCGTGCTCCGTGAGAACGCGCCCGGCTGACGAATAGCTACATCGAAGAAGCGGTTGACGTGCAAAGTGATTTGCGCGTTACCTGCTCCGCTGTATGGGTCAACCAACAGGTCGAGGCCGCCGAAGTAGGCGAGAATCAAACCTTGCGTGAAGTTTCCGAAAATCATGTTTCCACCCGCACCCGTTGCGTCAAGCGTTGAGTTGACGAGGTAAGGCGTGGCGACTGCCCGGTAGTTGTTGAACAAACCGTTATCCCACAATGCAGAAACAGAAGCAACTGCCGCCTCTGACTTACTTACTTCGTATGCCTTTGGTGACATGACGTAAGCCGAGTTTGCCAAGTTTCCACCTGCTGCCAAAACAGCGGCTTCCATCGCGTAGACCATTGCCGCGTCGAGCGCGTCGTCTGCGGTGTTGAACACGTCAACATCTGTGTCTGCGAGAATCAGGTCGAATGCGCGGTCATCCACAAAAGCGTTCATAGCTGCGCTCAAATCGTTCGAGATGAGGCGGTCGATTTCTGCTCCTCCCTGAAGGATGAGCTGCTTTGTGTACGTGGTCTTTGCGCTGACACGCTCAGGCGTCATAGTCACGCTGTCCATGTCCAATCCAGACGCTGCGTTTGCATCGGCTTCACCTTCACCTGTTCCGCTGGCCTTGGTGGCGATACGTGGGAACTGGAGGTTTCCAGTAGCGTTCCGGATGACAGTCGTGCCGAGCTGCTCGATGACAGTTGGGGCACGCAAAGCCTCGATTGAAGCTGGTACATTGGTTGCAACTGCGCCAGCACCTGAGCCAGTGGTTGCGCTGTGCTCGTCCGCGTCACCCAATGCACGCAAAGCGATTGAAGGGATGGCGATTTGGCCAGCCAACTGCAAGCCTTGAGACCGAGCCTCTTTTGTGGCTTCCTGCGCCCACTCAGCTTCTGCGCCTTCCAAGTTGCGACCGTTGGCAACCTGAGCAACTGCGCGAGACAAAGAGAAAGAACCGTGAACCCGCTCAATCTCGCGCTGCTCGCTGTTGCTTACGTTCCCGCCCTGCGCCATCCGTGCGACCATCTCCTGTTCACGCGTCTTGTGCTTGATCTTGATGTCGAGGTCGGCAATCATGCCATCCAACTTGTCAGAGCGCTCCTGCTCTGCTTCTGTCATTACTCGGCCTTCTGCATCAGCAGTGTTACCGATGGCGACAAACTCATTGTAATATTCTGAGCGTTGCGCCTTGAGGTCTTTCAAAGTCATATTCTTCGTGTTTATGTTGTGCAATTTACGCACTTCTGATTTTTCAACTTTTGGCTGTTCTTCCACCAGCTCCTCGCGTACTTCTACCTCTTCCACTTGCGCCTCTTGCGCCGCTGCAAACTCGCTGCGTGCCATGACGGACGCCTGCGCATAGGCTGGGTATGTGACTGGCGAAACATCCAACAACCGACCAACCTTGTCGATGGAGCGCACTGACTTGTCCTTGCTCCAGCTTTGTTCGCTGATGGTGAATGCAAATGACGATTGCGAAATGTCGCCACGCTGGATCATCTTGTACAAGTCGCGCCCTTGCGTCGTGTCGCTGAGGATAGCCTCATACATCAGACCTTCATCGTCCACTGCCAGCGTGAGCGTGCCGTTGGTTGTCCGTGCCAGTGGCGCGCCGTCGTGGTTTAGCAGGAGCCGCACGTCGTCCTCCATCACGTCATCAAACGCGCCCGGTGTAATCATCTCTCGAAAGTATCCGAGGTCGGTCTCTTGGTTGAATACCGCCGCGTATCCGACAATGCGCATCTCGTCGCCTTCGCCTTCTGCGCGGACTTCCATCGTGCGCAGCTCGACGTTGTCGCCGTATTGCCTTTGCAGAATTTCGTCTTGTTTATTGTTCTGTTGTTCCATCGCTTGAAATCTTGTCGCTGTATGCACCGAGGCGATCCAGCGCGATTTGATTGACTTGTACTGTGTGCGTGTCGCCGCCGTCTACTGGGTTCATCTCCTCCTTCATGCGCACCTCGTTGATTGACAGCGCGCCGATTTGCGTCATCTCTCGATAGAATGTCGCCCGCGCTTGCATATCGCCACGGAAAAGGTCGTTGAGATTGAATTTGCTGTAAATGCGTGGCCGCTCGTTTGCCATCAGCAGTTTGCGGTCGATTTCCTGCTCGATGCGCTTTGCCCACGGGCTAATGGTGTGCCGTGCGAACATCAAGTTTTGCTGCTCGACGTTGTTGTAAGTCGTCTGCGATTCCAACTGAACAAGCGCAGGTGGAACGCTAAAAATGCGGCAAATTTCCTCAGCTTGGAACTTGCGTGTCTCGATGAACTGCGCCTCGTCCGGGCTGATTGAGATGCGGTTGTATTTGAAGCCAAACGGCAGCAGCTTGGTGCCAGCTTGCCCGCTCGCCTTGTTCCAACTGCCCTGAATCACCGTCATCTGCTCCTTTGTGAGCGGCTGGTCGCTGGACAGGATGCCCGTCATTTGACCGTCCGAGCCGAAGTAGTTCGCGCCGAAGTCCTGCGCAGCCTTGGCAAGTCCGAGGTTTTCGCGGTGCAATCTGATGGGTGACTTGCGCTGAAGGTTGCAAATCTCCAACATATTCTCCGGCTGAACCATGCCGTAATCCTTCACCCGGTAGATGTAGCCCTCCTCTGTCTCCGTGGGCATCCGGTCAACCTCATAGTAGTCGGCAATCAGCATTCGCCGCGCGTATCCACTGCCGTCGCGCTCAATGATGGCATAGCCGCAGCCGTTGATGACAGCATGAGATATGATGGTCTCCCAAAACTCGTAAGCGGTCATCACTTGGTTCGGCGTGTCCTTGATGACTCCGTAAGCAGGATGGTTGTCCGCTGGCTGAATGTTGCGACCGTTGCGCTCGTAGATTTCGAGGTTGAGCGACGCCAGTGTTGATGCAATCTTGTACGTGCAAGCGTACACCGTCGAGATGGCAAGCGCCGACTGCTCGTTCACGTTTGCGCCTGCGACAGTGTGCGCATAGATGCCCAGCTCCTGCGGTATAGCATTTGCGTCGTATTTGCCCACTCGGTAGCGAAATAACGCCTGTACTCGGTCTTTAAGAGTCGCCATTGGGCGCAATTTACGAGTTTACAAAGAAATGATTTCGAGCTCGTACGCCTCGTCCGGTTTGGCCTTCATGTGCTCGCCTATTGCCATGATTGCCGCGACGATGGGGTCGATTTTGCCGTCGCTACGTTCCTTGTCAACCTTGATGTTGCCCGCTGGATCTGTGCGGATGGCCACATTGGACAGCGCCCAGCGCAGAATCGGGTCGCCATCGTGGTAAATCTTGCCTTGCCTGCACAGCAATTCAAACTGTTTTGTCGGTGCTGACATCGACACAAATCCCTGACCAAACGGGACAAGTGGCACGCCGTCATCGACGAGATTGATGGCGATTTGCGTGGAATTGTAGCGGTCAAAGGCAATTTTCTGAAGGTTTTCCGTCATCATCAGGCAGTTGCTGTCGACATTTTGCACGCCGTCAACGTAATGCACGCCGCTGACTTGCCGCCTAATGGAAGCGTAATCGGTGACGTTGCCATCGGTAATATGGCAGTTTGGAAGTTCCAAAAAGTGCTGGTATATGTGATTTGGCTCCTTTTCAAGCGTGTTTTTCACCGTGTCCGATGGCAACCAGTAGTGACCTTTTAGCAGGTAGCCGCCGTCCATCGGGTAAGCCAAGACAAGCGCAGTCATATCCGACACAGAAGCCAAGTCGAGGCCAGCCCAGCAGTCACCCGACGCCACTATTTCGGGCATTTCGCCGCTTGTCCACACCTCGCCGGGTATCCACGTCGACGCTGCATTCACCTGTAAGTTGAGGCGTTTGGTTTTGAACTCTACTTCCTTGGATCCGCCCTGATTCACCGCTTGATTGAACTCCCGCCGCATCTCGTCGAGGTTCATGGCGTCGTGCAGGCTTGGGTTTGCCTTCACCCAGTTTGCCTCGTCCGTCCAGTCGTCGTCTTCATCGAGCTCGTACATAAGCGCAAACTGCGCCTCGTCTTGCACGTGGCCATCCAGCACGTTGCGGCAATACTTTTTCAGGTGCTTGAGCGGGCCGTCGGGGTTGAAGCCTTCGGTTGTTATGGTCAGGTGAAGGGCATTGGGTCGCTGGCCTTGCGATGACTTTAGGACGTTAAAAACGTGGTCATTTGGGTGCGCGTGGTATTCGTCAATGCAGGCAAAATGCGTGTTGAGGCCGTCCATAGAATCGTGGTTGCTGCCTAAGTACGCCAACCTGCCGCCGCCTTTCTTCGGTGTGATGTCGTGCTTGCGTGCCTTCAGGTATGTCTTCACCACGTTGCTTGCCTGCGTCATGTGGTAGGCATCTTGGAAGGCGATGCGTGCTTGGTCGCGTTTGGTCGCTGCATAATACGCCTCCGGTGCGCCCTCGCCATCCATCACCATAAGCAGCAGGCCGATGCCAGCCGCCAGCGTCGTCTTGCCATTCTTCCGGCTGATTAGAATAAGCGCGTAGTGAAATCGCCTAAACCCATCAGCGCCATACCAGCCGAACAGGTTCCAAATAGCAAACTGTTGCCACGGCAGAAGTTCAAACGGCTTGCCTGCAAACTGGCTCTTGTAGTGCCTCAGCGCCTTGGGAAAGAATGCGCAGTACGCCGCCGCTGTTTTCGGCCGAAATTCCATCCCGGTCTCATCCATCCGATCGAGGTCATTAAGGTAACGGTCGCAGGCTTTGATGACATAGGCCGGAGCCACTACGCGCCCAAGCGTGACATCGACAGCGTATTGATGTGCTGGGTGTTCAGTCCAGTTCTGCACGCAGCTCGCTGATGATGTCGAGGTCGGGTTCCAATTCCACTTGGATGCGCTTGCGGCTCGCTGGTGTCATGCCGAGCTCCTTCAGGACAACGAGGTACTTGCTTCGTGACTCTACAAGCATCTGGTGCTCGGGCCTGTGCTTGGTCATCGTGCCGCCGTCCCGGTTCGTGAATTCGTAGGTATATCCCTTCTCGTCAATGATGGCTTGCAGTTCCGCAACCTCGACAGCCAAGGCCGCTGCCATCTGCAAAGTGTCCTCGTCAAGCTGGTGATAATGGCCAGCCCGAAGCAGTTCCTCGCGAATTCGATTGTAGTGGTGCTCCTGTTTCTGAGTCATACCGCCAAATGTAGCCCAAAATCGGCCATACCAAATCCGGAAGTAACCCCAAAAACGTGCATTATT